TTTATCTTCTTGACCTTTAACCCATAACTTATAAAAGTCATTGGTTATACCTTTTGGTGTACTTATTACAAATACACTTGCTCTTCGTTGTGGATCTGAAGTCATAGGTAATATAACTTCTGTAAATGCATTTTGTTTAATAAAGGCAAATTCATCTAACACAATAAATGTAGGTGATGGTGAAATACCCCTTAAACTGTCTGGCCTATCAAACCCTTTTAGGGTAATCTTGGATCCATTAATAAATCTTATTTCCAAATCTATTTCTCTTGGATAACCATTTATATGATCTGGGTGAACAAGACTTTTTAATGTTGTCCAAATAGATTCTCTGATCATCGAAACAGTAGGTCCGATAATTAAAGCTCTTCTACCTGGTTCTTCTAAACAATGGTTATATGCAGCAACGGCTGCCAAATATGATTTACCAACTCTTCGTCCAGATGCCATTACTTTAAACCTAGCAGGATTTGTTAAAACTTCCTGTTGAAAGTCGAAAAGTTCTATTTTATGATTCATATTTATTTACTATATTTAGAATATATATCCAAAGATTTGTTGAAATGCTTTCAGCTAGCCTCGTCTAAAACTATTTGTTTTAATCTTTCGGCTCTTGGGCCAACTTGTGTTGCCCATCGGCTATCCATCATTTCAATAGCGGCTTCAATCCATTGTTCATCATTTATTGCATCAATAAACTTTTTAAATTTAGATAGTCTTGGTGCACCTAAATTAAAACACATATTAACAAGAACCACCTGGATATTATCAGGCTTATTAATTAAGTCTGGAAATACCTTTTGTGTTTCTCTAATAAATTTTTGAACATCAGTTTTAAATACTTCATTTACTCTTTCTTCAGATACTTTTGTACCAACAGGCCAACCATATTCTGGATCCTTATCAGTAATTAAATGACCTATACCAAAAGTGGCATAACCCAAATGATCTTCATAAATTTCGTATTTAACACCTTCATCAATTTTTAATTGGTCTTTTAATTTTTCTATAAGATTGTTATTCATTTTCTTTCTTATTGTATTTATTATCTTCAAAAGTTAATTTAAATCTAGGTAAGTCCTTCATGTGCTCTTTTCTAACTCTTACGTTTAACATGCTATTCACACACCAAGAGGAATCCAATCGGGATAATTGTAAAAGAAGCTCAAAAAGTTTAGCCGTTGCTTTACTTTTAGAAGTAAAAACAATGTCTTTATGACTTACCAGCTTATCTTTGATCGTATTTGATCCAAAATAAGAAGCTAGTGCTGTTCCGTATTTACCGGTAAAACCAATATAATATGATCCGTCGGTATAGTATGTGATGTATACCTTATAAACTTTCTCAGTCAGTTTCGTCATCAGTATTTGCGCCTTGATCTATAACAGCTTCGCTATTTGTTAATTCTATTTGTTGAACGGGTTTAACCGTTGGTTCGCTTTTTTGCACTATCGTTAAAATTGGCACGTTTGCCTGTTGCAATGAAGCCTGACCAACCGGTTGTTTTTGATACCCATATTCTAATAACTTTTCAGCTATTCGAACTCGTAAATTTTGTGACCTAAAATCATCCTTGCCTTTAAGCTTAGATAATTCTTTAACTAATATATTAATAGGATCTATACCTAATTTTTTTAGTTTTTCTATACTTGATTTATCTATGGTACTTTTTTCTATTGTGCTTTTTGGAGGCCTACCAGCCCCAGGCCTAGCCCCGCCCTTTCCAGCCATAATTATACCGCCTATCAAGTTAAAGTTATTTTCTATTGTTAATGTTTGTTAATATATAAGTTAACACAAAGTACCACAAATAATGTGGCTCTGTTGTCTGTAAGGTATAGAATTTGAATCTTTTGTTGCCTTTGGCATAAATTGGGCCTTATAGCTTATTAGGCTTATATAAGCTTATATAACTTATTTATATATTTATTTATATATTATAAGGCTTAATAGGCCTAAGGCTTATATAAGCTTATATAAGCCTTAAGCTTTAGCGTTTTCTGTAAGACATAGAATTTGAAACAGCCTTATAAATTATAAGTTCTGTTCTCTTTTCTTTTTAGCTTTATAAAGGTTTAATCTACCTTCTTTTGCTTTTCTTACTCTTATTTCAGATGGTTTTTCATATCTTTGCTTTTCACGGTATGTTTTCATTATACCTAATTTGCTAGATTTGTTTTTCATCTTACGAAGTGCTTTTTCAAGGTTACCGTCTTTTAAAATAACTAAAAAATTACCTCGTTTTTGTGGTTTGTTTATTATAACAATTACCCCCTCTCTAAAATATTATATTGATTAAAACACAGGAAATAAAACCTACACTAAACCAGCTTACTTCCTTTTTATTGGTGGAACAAAACCAATATAATTTATCTATTCCTTCTCCAATTGTTTCCAATATTGGATATATGTATTTATCAAACATTATTTCTCCTTATGCAAAGGCAAATTCAGATTGCAATATTTCACTGCTGTCTAAATTACCACGTTTAATCATAGGTACTAAATTACCAGTTTCATTCAATATATGCTGAAGTGGATCCTGGTCTATGATATATTTAAATTGTTCTCTGATACATTTTTGCATTTCAACCACATTACAAGCATGTGAACCATAACTATCATGTGCTGAAACTATATCAAAGTTACATTTATCAATTACAAGCATTAAATGTAATGAGTCCAAATTATGAATTGTATTAGGACTTATTCCAGCCTTAGCCTTACTAATATTTTGTACGGCTAATTCTGTTTTAATAATTAACTCTAATTGATAATCCCATTTATATGATTTATCTGCATTTTGTACATATAAACCATCATGAACAAATACAATACCACGTTTATATTTGACATATTTTTGTGTAAATGGAAAATTGCTAATTAATGTTTTATGAGAATATTGTTTACCAGTATCCTTCATATATTTTTCGCAATTATCCTTAAACAATTTCATGGTTGCTGAAACCATAGGAAATTCTTGTTCAATTGTTAAATAAACAAGAGCGCCTAAAGCCCTAGCAGCCGAATGTTGTTTATTACTCAAATATACATTATCTATATCCCTAGTATCCTGTATAATTTGCTCACCCATTCCTTGCTTGGTTGCACTATAACCATAAGTCATAACATTCCGTTTAACAATTTTTCTCCATTCTTTAACGGTAAATTTAGACTTATCCCAATAAATGATGTCAGTTAATTTAAGTTCCTTTTTATATCTTCTCTGATACCATTTAATTAGTTTTTTATATAGCTCAGATTTTTTATCATTATTTAATTCAGCAATTCTAAACCTATTTCTAAGTTTTTCTATGCCTTTAAAATATAAATTATAATAATCTAAAGCTACATCATCTGCTTTTTCTGCTTCTTTATGCATTTTATCCACAACAGAAACTGCTACATGTGAGTACATATCACCTGGTTTATTATCTATTGTAGGTTTTACATTAACTAAATGTGCATGGTTTTCGTCTTTGGCTAAACTAAATAACCACTGTAAACCATTATTAGATCCATCTCTATAACAAATGGTATGTGATACAAAATCTTCAACATTACCCATTGCTACAAAATGTTCATCTAATTTAGCTAATTCCATAACCGCTGATAAAAATTGAAAAGGCTCTTCTGCTTCCATCCAACCTTTAGCATTATATGGATCCTTACCCATCCTAACAAAGTTATAATATTCTTTTTCAACAAATTTAACTTTTTCATTATGTGGTAATTTATCTTCACCAAACATATTAGCTATATGATGATAAAATTGGTTTAATCCAGTTTTACCTAATGGTTTTCCTTCAGCAAATGAAAGCATACCTTTAGCATTATCTGAGTTAAGTTCATTTAAATAAGCTGATAATGGATACAATCTACCACGGTTATCTGCTTGATATTGTTGGTAAAATACCTTTCCAACAAACGGCTTAGCTGCATTTAAAACTTGCTCAGCTTCTCTTTTCTTAGCCAATGCTCTTTCTCTTGAAATTGTTTTAACTGAATTATGTTCAAAACAATTTTCATTATTTTTTAATGCCCATTCATAAACCTTAAAAATTTCAGGTTTTACATAATAAGCTATTGATTGCTTTTTATTTACTGCATTTAATACAATAGGTGTATTATATTCATTAATTTGTGCTAATGTATCTTGATTAACATTTTTAATTAATTTAATTTCTTCACCATTGTCTATTTTTACTGTACCAAACTTCCAATCTGGAGCCCGGGATAATAAAGGTTTATAAGGGTCTGAAACTTCAGAAAACTCTTTTACTAATTTTCTAAGATCATTTCTATTTTTACCAGCATAAACTTTATAAACAGTTTTAACTTTATTATGTTGATAATATTCTCTAATTAATTTTACAACCACCATAAATAGTGTGCTATATGAATTAATTATAAATATTCCTAATTTTAACGATATTGATGATTTTTTATTTATATTATAAAATGCTAATATTCTATCACCAATAGCAATTGCTAATTGAGTTAGGTTTTGTCCTTCAGATACACCAGTTGCTATCATTGAATGAGACAATTGTATTGCAATATTAAAATCAATTTTGTGATTATTAATTAATGTAATAACATCTGGTTTTCTATTGCTGTTAGTTTTATTTGACAATTTATCAAACAACATCTCCATTTGTGTTCTTATCTTTATTCCTATCGGTCCTAGTGTTTCTAAATTGTTCAATTGTTCGTTTAACATGCTTTTTCCTCCTGTTTATTCTTAACAATTCATTTTCTATTTTGATAATTTCATCTCCATAAATTTCGGTCAATGCCTTCATAGCTTTAATTTGATCTTGGCATTTAATTTTATCTTTTATTAATCTTTTTTGCTTTGTTAACAAAGACCGTAATTTATTTTCACCTGTATTATCTATTATTAATTTTAGATGTGATTTTATCATATTTTAAATCCATTTGATCAATGCCTTCATTCAAATGGTCTATATCTTCCATTATATCTTGGAAGCCTTTGTTTATAATAACACCTATTTGTATTTGATCAAATTGGATCCTATTTATCCTTTTATTTAATTCTTGATTAAAGATAAATAGAACCACAATTGAAAAAACTAAAACAAATAGTAACCAAGTTGGTATTTCTATCATTAGTTTCTTTCCATAATAAATTGATAATCGGTTTCACCAGCTATTGGTGGCCTAAAATCTTTTATTATATTTCCGGTTAATTTATTTTGAGCTCTGTTTTTATTATCAATCCAACATTTAGTTTCTAATATATTATCAATAACTAAATTAGGATCTTCTAAATCAAAACCCTTAACTCCAACATAATGAAATGCTTTGGTAATACGATGCTCATGTTTTTTAAAATAAGTTTCATCATAACCACCAAACTTCCTAGGATTGTCATTAGGTTTCTGAGATTTTCTAACATCAGAACCTTTTATAAATTGCCAATCTGGATCATTATTCATTTTCTTTTGTAATGCTGGAATAGCAGTTACAACTTTACATCTTCCATAATGACCTGTTGTATGATTGAAATTATGTGTTGCAATTTGAGCCAAGTTTTTAAATATAGGATAACCTATGCCTAAGCCTTGAAAATCAGGTAATACAACCACTCTTCCAATATTATAACAAGCTTTTAACTTTGGATGAGGAAAAGCATTTAAAGAGCCATAACCTACTAATGCATTATTCCAATAATACAAATAACAATGAGGTGTATTACTTGGAAGATCTGCAGTTAAATAGTGATGCTTTTTAAATACGCCCCAAGCACTTTTGTCGGCTTTTCTAATTTCCAAAGTGATGTTTGGTCGCCTGGCTAACCTTTCCGTGCTTAAGATCCCTGTTTTGGTATCAAATATCCAATCCGGTCTTAACCACTCAATAACATCATAATGACAGCCTACCAATACAATATTTTTTAAACCTTTTCTATCAACATATTTTCTAATGCTATTAGATAAAGCTTTGGCTACATTTCTATCAATAACAGAAGTATATTCATCTACAACTGCCCCAGATTGTAATGCTCTGGACATATGTGCTCTAAATTTTTGTCCGGTTGATAATGTATGATAAGGCTTAAGTTGATCAGGTATGCTATTTAAAGCTACTGCTGATAATTTTTCTGAAGCTTCATCATATGAATTAAAATGTGAAGCAATAGCCTTATTTGGATCCCAATTAAATTCTGCTTCTTTTAATCCTAATGATCTTAATATAGATGATTTACCTGAACCACTCGGACCTACAATTAATCCTATACCAAAGTTTTTTGGCATATTAAATTCTGGTACCTCAAATTCATTTTCACCTGTCCAAGCAAAGTCAGATGCTAATGATATTCTTTTTGTTATATCATCTTGTTCAACTTTAGATTTTAATATAGTCATATTATTTATCCTCTCCTGTTTTATAAAAGTTTTCCATATTTTGTAATAAATTAGCAAGTGCAATTATATTTTTTTGATCTGAATTAATAATTTCACAAACTAAATTAGTTGCCTTAAGAGCCACTTGGGCCGGAGTAGGTTCCGAGCCCATTTGATCTTTGATAAGAAAATTAGTTATCCTATTTTTAAACTTTTGATCTAATTTAGGAATTTTTTGTTTTCTAGTTTTCCTAGTCCAATTTTCTTGTCTTTTTTCCATTAGTTCTTCAAATGATATTTCTTTTGACATTTTCCTCCTATATAATTGGTATTTGTTTAGTCAAGATTAAATATGCTAATCCTGATAAAAATATTAATATAATATTACCAATGGACATAATTAGCCAATCCATTTCCTAATATTATAACCACAAAAGCAAACAAAGTTAGTTTTTGATTTTCAGTCATATTTATGCTCCATTATTAATTGATTGTTGTGTTCTTGCTAACCTATTATATAATTGATCAAAAAATGATAATTCATAATGTTGATCATAAAAATTATTAGGTAACAAAGTTAATTGTTTTGGATCATTACCTATGGTATAAATAATATCCAAATGATATTCATAACTGATCCAAGTTCTTCTAGGATTTTTTATATCCATTAATTTAATAGGAACTGAACCAATTAATTCCTCCGCCAATTTATTATTAATTTTAGATATTAATTCATCCTTATTAAAAATAGGCGGTGGTGGCGGTAAATCCACTTTATTTTTTAATATTTTCATAATGTCCGGTCTTATTATGACCATTTTTGCTCCTTTGTTGGTTTATATTTGCCTATATTATTATCATCATCAAATTGATCTCCAATTAATTCAGATAATTCCGCGAACTCACCTATTGGTCTGTTTGGATTATTTTTAACATCTAATTTAAGACCTAATTGAACATGATTAATTCTTTTGTTCAATTGTTTCCATGTATATTTAATCATTATTTTCCTCCTTTTAATTTATATTTAAGTAATTG